TCACATTCGGCCGGACACCATCGTCCAATGGCCGCAACGACGACGCGACGAACGACTCCGCTTCACGGCAGCATACCCCGCCCGACGGCATACCACTCGGCCCTCTGATCCTGAAACCCGGCGCGGCCCGACGCACCGCCAGCGGCAATGTCCGCGTGCAAGTGGGCGCATTCCTCAAAGGTGCGGTCGTGTACGACTTCGTCCTTACCCCGTCGCCCAATAGCTGGCGTCAACATGCCGCCATGTTAGAGCAGTTGGTCAAGGACCCGCCGGATCGCGCGACGATCTTGAAGACGTTCGCCCAGATCGTAGCCGACGCCGGACGCAGGGCCGACGCGCCGCCCACGCCCGACGGCCCGACGGTCGAATCCATCGTCAAGGCGCTGGCGCCCCCGAGGTGGCAACTTATGGCCCGGACGACGAAAGGGGCGGCATGGTCGGAGGCCCGTGGATGCGAAGTGTCCCGTTCAGAGTTTGTCGCTGGCATTGATGACGAGTTGATGGCGGCCTGCGGCGAGGCGGGGGATGCGCCCAAAGACATTACCGGGCGTCCTTGCCGCCTCGACCTGCTGAAGATGATCCAAGTCGAGCTGCAAGTCCAGTGGGCGACGCTGATGCGTTCCCTGCCCGCACTCGCCGACGCGGACATGGTGCGGGAAAGCGCCGCCGGCCGCGCCTTCCGCGAGACGATGATACGGCTCTGGACGGCCGCGCGCACGTTTGAGGTGACAAAGGCCGTTTCCGGTACGGCCGGCGAGGCGGTCGCATCACGAGCCAGCCTCATCAGCCGAGTGCGGTCACAAGCGAAGAACTACCTCGACGGCACAGTGACGCCCCAGGCCCGAGAGAAATGGCGACCCGTCCAAAGCGCCTTCGACGCTTGGTGGCGTCCCTACGTCGTGCCAGGCGACGGCGACATTAGCGTGTTGCTAGCGATGCGCTGGACGCTGGCGGGCCAGATCGGCGTCGAGCTTCCGGGCGTCGCCGACCAGGGGACGCTGACGGCCCGGGGCACGAGCAGCGGGTGTATCGACGCGGCCCCGCCTGTCACTGGAGTGCTTACGGGCGGGACTACGCGGCTGGCGGTGCTGTCACTGAGTTTGGCGGGCGAACTGCTCGAAATGCCCCAGGACGAGGACCAGGAGAATCAAGATTCCGATCCAGTGACGCCGCCAGGCGTCACTGAGCCGTATTTTCGTCCTCAGTGACGCCGCCAGGCGTCACTGAGAAGAAAATATAGGGGATTTAGAGAGGGCGTTTACCGCATGTTTTTTTTTCTATACGTGCGCACGCATCAGGAAGAAAAAAAATTCAGTGATGCGTGCGCACATATAGAAAAAAACCATGCGCCCTTGAAGGTAGAGTATTCCCATTCTCCCTTTGGCACTGAAAGGAAACCGACCGCCCATGACGACCCAGAACGCCCGCATCCTGGCCGACCGGGAACGGCTGAAGCCGCCACCCGGTTGAAGCGCTTCCTGAAATGCGCCCTTCGCGCTTTCGGTTTGCGCTGCACGGCCGTTGAAGAAGTCTGTTCCGACTCAGGTCCGAAGGGAGAGGCCCCACGATGAGCGATCCAGCGGCAGCCGCCGTCGAACGCACGGGCCTGGCAATGCGTCGTCGCCGCAACGGCCGTTGCGGCCCGATCTTGCTATGCGCCGCCTGCGGCAAGTCGATCAACAATGCCCGCGAAGGCGTCGTGCTCTGGAACGCGGCGGTGCGGGACGCCCCGCCGACCTTCGCCCACGTCGGCGCCGGGTGACCGACGACGTGGCTTCGCCGGACGAAACTTAGGAGGCGCCATGACGACACCGACCGGCCGGAGAGGAGTGACCCCATGAGCGACCCCCGATTAGCCGCCGGCCTTCGGGCCGCCGCAAGCAAGCCGTGTCTGTTGTGCGGCCGACGGGCCTACGTCGGCGCCGTGTACGCGCCCGACGCGGCCTCCCAGCGCCGGGTGTGCGCCCCGCCGGGCAAACTGCGGATGGTGGTGTATTCGTTATGTCGCCAATGCTTTCGCTTGCCGGACAAGGTGCGTCGGGCGGAAGACGCGATTTTCGCCCAGGTGGCCGCGGACGCCGACCGGAATTGACACGCGGGGGGACGCCTCCATGCCAGGCAACGACGACACACGGCCCGTTTACCGGATCACGCTTCGGCCGCTACCGGACTGTAGGCCGCCACATGTCGCACTGAAGCGTCTGCTGAAATGCGCCTTGCGCGTCTTCGGGCTTCGCGCGGTCAAGGTCGAGGAACTTGATCGCCAACAAGATTTGGTCGTGGAACGTCCAGCCGAAGCGCCGCCGCCCGACTCGCCAGCGTGAGCGTTCGACTTTCTTGACCGGCGCGCCGACGCATGTAAAGTCGGTGTGTGACTCAGGGGATCGCGCGATGCCAACAAAGCCGCGAACGCACCGACCAGTCCGACCGCTCCGCACGCGGGAGCGTCGCCCGAATTCAGCCCAGCGCGGCTATGGCCCCCGCTGGCGGAGGTATCGCTTGTGGTATCTGCGTTCCAACCCCTTGTGCGTGACGCCCGACTGCAACCGCGCTGCGACCGACGTTGACCACATACGGCCGGTCAACGGCCCGGACGACGACGGCTTCTGGCAAGAGAGCAATCATCAAGCGCTTTGCCATGAGTGCCATTCGCGCAAGACGACCACCGAGGACCGCGGTTGCGGGAGGGCCGGCAAGGCGGCGCCAAGCCCCTGAGACTCCAGACGCGAACAACGGGCCGTCTTTGTATCGCCGATGGGCTCCCAGGTAGCGCCGCGGGGCCGGGAACGGTAGGCGTACCGGGGGGCGGTCGTTTTTCTGGCGCGTCGCGCCGGTGTGACCGCATGTGACCAAACAGAAAAAGTTGTCCCGATTCTGACATTGGGGGGGGGGTCGGGTATGGTCAGGAGCGTGGACAACGGCGACTTCGGTTGGACGGCGTTCGACTTGGACGCTGGCCGGGAGATCCCGCTGCTCATCAGCGCCGACGACGACACGGGCGAATTCGAGGCTTTCGCGCAGGGTCCGAACGGCTTGCCGTATTACGACCCGGCGACGAACGACGCGGCGAAGGTGCGTGGCCGTTGCCGACTGGTGCTGGTTGGGCCGGACGAGTCGTTGCCGGTGATCGTGACGAGGTGAGATGACATGGGTGCGCGAGGGCCGGCCCCGACGCCGACTGAGCAGTTGAGGGCGCGCGGGAGCCGCAAGGCCGGACAGCGGGCCGGCGAACCGCGGCCGCCGGTGAGGGCGCCGACCTGCCCTGCGTGGCTGGGCGCGGAGGCCAAGGCCGAGTGGAAGCGGCAGGTGAAGCAACTGCTTGCCATGAACGTGTTGGCCGAAGCCGACCGGGCGTTGTTGGCGGCGTACTGCGAGAGTTGGGGCGAGTTCGTGGAGACGGCCCGCGCGATCGAGGCGATGGTTCAGGCCAACCTGAAGGCGGGCTACCGGGAGGCGATCGCGGCCGGGCTGGTGAACGCCAAGAACAAGGCGGCCGACCGCCTCAACAAGCTGGCGCAGCAGTTCGGCTTGTCCCCGGCGTCGCGGACGCGGGTGCGAACGACGGGCGCCGACAAAAGGGGCGACGATGGTAAAGGTCGGTTCTTCAAAACTGTCGGCTAAGTGGCGGAAGACGCTGATGGGCGTCCCCGGCTACGACCCGTTCGCTTCGGCGGGCGATGCGTGGTTCGACGCCAAAGCCGCGCAATTCGCCCTCGATTTTATCCAGGAATGCCTACGCCACGTCGAGGGCGACATGGCCGGCAAGCCCTTTCTGTTAGAGCCCTGGCAACAAAGTATCGTCGCCAACCTTTTCGGCTGGAAGCGAGAGGACCGCCAGGGCCGCACCATTCGCCGTTACAGGGAGACGTTCATCTACGTCCCCCGCAAGAACGGCAAGACGCCGCTCGCCGCGGCCATCGCGCTTTTGGTCTTCTTCTGCGACGGCGAGGCCGGCTGTCAGGCGTTTTGCGCCGCGGCCGAGCGTGAGCAGGCCGGTCTGCTTTACCGCCATGCGGTGGGCATGATCGCGCAGGAACCGGAGTTGGAATCGCGGGTCGTGATCTACAAGGCCATCAAGTCGATGGCGCTCAAGGCGGACGCGGCCAGTACGTTCCGCGTGCTGTCGGCCGAGGCGGACACGAAGCATGGCGGCAATTCGCATCTTGTGCTCGTGGACGAGGTTCACGCGCAGCCGAACCGCGACCTGGTGGACGTGCTGCTGACCTCGATGGCGTCGGCCAACCGCAAGCAGCCGCTGATCGTGTTCATCACCACCGCGGATTTCAACCGTCCATCGATCTGCAACGAAAAGCACGAATACGCCTGCAAGGTGCGGGACCGGATCATCGACGACCCGAGTTTTCTTCCGGTCGTCTATGAGGCCCTTCAGGACGACGACTGGAAGTCCCCGGCGACATGGGCCAAGGCGAACCCAAACCTCGGCGTGTCGGTGTCGCCGGAGTACCTGGAACGCGAGTGCGGGCGGGCGCAGGAGACGCCGGCCTACGAGAACACGTTCAAGCGCTTACATCTGAACATAAAGACGGAGACGGACGTGCGCGCGATCCCGATGGACAAGTGGGACGCGGCCGCCGCTTTGCCGCTGTCGCCCGACAACTTCCGCGGCGCCGACTGCTACGGCGGCCTCGACCTGGCGAGCACGACCGACATAGCGGCCCTCGTCCTGTCCTTCCCGGTCCCCGGCGGCTACGCCGTCTTGCCCCGGTTCTGGGTCCCGCGCGAAGGCGCCCGTCTTCGCGGGCGGCGCGACCGCGTCCCCTACGAGGCGTGGGCCGCGCAGGGCTTCCTCAAGATGACCGAGGGTAACTGCATCGACTACGACGTAATCAGGGAGGACATAAACGAGCTCGGAAAAGTCTACAACATCCGGGAAATCGCCTGCGACCGTTGGAACGCCACGCAGATCATCACCCAACTTCAGGGCGACGGCTTCGAAGTGATCGCGTTCGGCCAGGGCTTTCGGGACATGACGGCGCCGACCAAGGAGTTGTTGCGGCTGGTCGCGGAGGGCGCGTTGATTCACGGCGGCCACCCGGTGCTGCGCTGGATGGCCAGCAACACGGGCACGGAGACGGACGCGGCGGGCAACCTCAAGCCCTCGAAAAAGAAGTCCACCGAGAAGATTGACGGCATCGTGGCCCTGATCATGAGCCTCGGCCGGGCGCTGTGCGGCGACGGCGACGGCAGCGTGTACGAGCATCAAGGGATCGAAGCGATATGATCCGCCGCCTCCGCCGCGCGGTCGCCCATTTCGGGGCCGTGGCCCTGCCGTTCGCGCAAGAGCACGCCTGGGATCTGACGGCGGCCGCCGGCCTGCTGATGATCTTCGCGGGGCTGTGGGCGATCTACTGGCCGGCGGCGTTGGTGGTGGTCGGCGGCTTGGTGCTGACGTTTGGGTTGTGGGCGTCGCGGGCGCAGGCGGCGCCGGACGCGAAGCAACGAGAATCAAACGTCGAGGATTGACAATGGAAGCGGTTGGCGAAAAGGTCTGTACGAAGTGCGGGCGGAGTCTTCCCGCGACGCCGGAGTATTTCCGCGCGTGCAAGCGGGCCGCGTCCGGCCTCGGTTCCAACTGTCGGGACTGCTCACGCGCGGCCTACCGCCAATACTTCGCGGACAACCGCGACGCCGTCCGGGCGAAGATCCACGAACGCGACCGGGCGTTCCAGCCGGAGCGCAGTCGGCGCCAGGCGGAGAAGCGCCAAGCCGACCCGGAAGCGGCGCGAGAGGCCGACCGACTGCGGCGTGTCCGTGACGGAGATCGCATCAACGCACGATGCCGAAAGTATTGCTGGCCATACCGCCAGTTGCCCATTAACCGGCTTCGGATCAACATCGCTTCCGTCATCGGCCGCTCCCTGCCGGAGGGGACGGGCAAGCGCTCCTGGGAATCGCTGGTGGGCTACACGCTGCAAGATCTGGCCTCCCACTTGGAGAAGCAGTTTCAGCCCGGAATGAGTTGGAGCAATTACGGGAAGCGGAAGGGGCAATGGTCGGTTGACCATATCCGGCCCCTGTCGTCATTCGCCTACGGCGCCCCGGAAGACGCCGATTTCAAGACGTGCTGGTCTCTGGCGAATCTTCAACCATTGTGGCACGTCGATAACATCCGAAAGGGGAACAAATGGGCCTCCTGACAAACCTGTTCCGCCACCGCGCGTTTGAGAGGCGTTCCCTCGAATCCCCGTCCACGCCGCTCTCCGCCCCGGACGATTGGTGACCTTCGGGTCACCACATAAATACTAAGGAGTCCTTTGGCTATTCGACAGTTTGGGATCTTTCAGAGCTTCTTCGGGGGTAAATGTAAATAGAGAGACGGCGTTGACCTACGACACCTACTGGCGTTGCGTGGCCTTGCTGTCCGGCGACGTGGCCAAGCTGCCGCTGTCGGTGTTCCAGCGCGGTCCCGCCGGCAAGCAAGTCGACGAGCGGCACCCGGCGTATCGGCTGTTGCGTCACGAGGCCAGCCCGGAGATCGCGTCGCTGTTGTGGAAGCGGGTGATGGCGTTTCACGCCATCAGCGAGGGGAATGGTTACAGTTACATCTCGCGCGACGGGGCCGGCCGGCCGCTGGAACTGTGGCCGCTGAACCCCATCAAAACCTACCCTGTTCGAGAGAATAAGAAGCTCTGGTACGTTACCGAAGTCGGGGCCGAGCCGAGAAAGATCCCGGCGTCCGACGTCTTCCACCTGATGGGCCTGAGCTACGACGGCCTGGTCGGTTACAAAGCCGTGGCCAAGATGCGCGAGGCGCTGGGCCTGGCGCTGGCGGCGGACAACTACGGCAGCATCTACTTCCGCAACAACGCTCGGCCGTCGATCGTGCTGGAACATCCGGGGAAGCTCAAGCCGGAGGCAAAGGTCAACCTGCGTGAGTCGTGGGAACGGATGCACTCGGGGCTTGAGAACGCCCACCGCACGGCGGTCCTCGAAGAAGGCATGAAGGCTAACCCGCTGTCCATCAACGCGAAGGATTCCCAACTGTTGGAATTGAAGGGATTCTCGCGCGTTCAGATTTGCAACTTCTTCGGCGTGCCGCCCCACAAGGTCGGCGCGGGAAGCAACGCGTCTTACAACTCCCTGGAACAGGAAAACGAAGCATACACCGAGGACGGCGGCGGTTTAGGATATTGGCTGTCCGCCTTCGCGGCCGAATGTTGGCGGAAACTGCTGACGGAGGAAGAGAAGGCCGGCGAATCGTACACGGTCGAATTCCAACTGCGGAACATGTTGCGCGCCAACCTCACGGCCCGGACGCAATACTACGCGACGATGGTGCAGAATGGGATTTTGTCGCCCAACGAGTGCCGCGACGAGGAAGGGTACAACCACCGGGAGGGGGGCGACGTGTATGTCGTCCCGACCAGCCCGCACACGGCGGCCGGGGCGCAGGCCAAGCCCGACGGCGACAAGCCGGCGCTTCCGGCCCCGGCCCCGGCACGCGCCCTGCTCTCTTACCGCGGCGCCACCGACCCCAAACGCACGACGGCCGAAGCATTGCAAATCCTCAAGGGCCTGCCCGACGCGGAGGTTGGCAAAATTTCTCCGCTCATGCCGACGGCGGTCCCGCCGTTCGACCTGACGCCGGCCGACCTGAAAGACCTGCCGGTCAAGTCGGTGCGAATCGCCAAGCTCATCGGCAAGCACCCTCTGTTGAGCCGGGCGCGGGTAGAGCACTTCATCAAGGAGCCGGACTCCCCCGGCAGCATCAGGAACATCGGCGACGACCTGCCGCGCGACAAGCCATACGTCGTGCGGAAGGATGGTAAGCGCTACATCGAGGATGGCAACCACCGGACTACGGCGTTGGACCTTCTCGGCGCGGAGAAAATTGACGCTTACTTCCTCGACCTCGATAAGGAGGGCAAGCGTTCCGCGGGCCCTTTCGCCGATTCTCCTCGGATCAGCCTCGGGGGCCGGACGGGAAGTTCGGCTCCGGCGGAGGCGGAGTTGTAAAGTCGCCGAAGGAGGCGAAGTCGAAGCTGGCCGCGGTCGGCAAGGCGACGTGGGATGGTCTGAAGAAGGCCGGCGCCAAGGTCGAGCACGTGGAGGAGGTGGCGAAGGCTTGGGTCAAGGACAAGGTTGATGCGGGCATCGGCCGGCTACCCTCATGGCTCCAGCCGACGGTGCGGGGGACGCTGCTAGTCGGCCGCCTCGGAACGGCGGCGGCGTTCGTCAGTTACACGGCCGGCCAGGCGATGGCCGAGGCCGTGGCCAAGGAACGCGGCCTGTCAGCCGAGGCCGCCAAGGCACTTCGACACACGTTGTCGTCGGTAGACGTCGCCTTGGCAAAACCCGCGGTGCTGGCCTGCGAGTTGACCGGCCTGGGACATTTCAGCGTCCCGATCGGCATGATCCCGATGGCGTCGGCTGGCTATCTTGCATACTCCACGGCCCGGTACCCACGCGCCACGCTCCGGGCGGCCGCCAAGGCGGTCAAGGGGTCCGTCAAGTGGTTGACCGGCAAGCGGTCGGCCGAAGACGCGATCGAGACCCTGGCGCTGCGGTTCCAGGCCAACGGCGGTTCGGACTGGTACGTGGCGCTGGTGTGCGCGGCCCTGGACAAGACGCAGGACCTGGGCGCGGCGATCAAGGCCGCCGACAAGGCGTTCAAGAAGACCCCGGCCGACCCGTCCGCCCGCGCGTCTCGCTTTTCGCCGGACCAGCCGCGCGACCCCGACGGCAAGTTCGGCGAGGGCGGCGGCAAGGCGGACAAGGTTAAGGTCGCCAAAGAGGGGTTTGCGGCGTCGATGCGCGAGAACAAGGACCTTCCCGACGCGAAGCGCCAGGAATATTACGGGGCGGCCAAGGGCGTTTTTGAGGCGATGCCGGAAAAGGCCGTCGAGCGCTACAACGCCCACACCGTCGGGCATCGCTTCCACGGAAGCACGGAAGATTTGACCGTGGCGCTCACCGGCGACATTCCCGGCCTGCACGACAAGCTCGGCGCTTCCAAGCAAATCGGCGGCGCCTACCGGCCGCGAACGGGGACGCTGGAACTGGACGGCGGCATGGAGGCGGCGGCGCAATCGACGCGCGAAGTGTATGCCCACGAGATGACGCACGCGGTGGACGGCCCGCGGCATGAGTTGAGCGAGAGCGGTGCGTGGCAAGAGGCTTACCGGGCGGAGATCGCCGGGGGCAAACTGTCGGCCTACGCGAAGAAGAACGCCGCCGAGGGCCTCGCCGAGTTCGGCCGGGCGGTGTACGGGGGCAAGGCCGACCGGGCCAAGGTAGAGCAGCACTTTCCCCAAGCCACGAAGTTTTTCAAGGAGAATGGCTTGTGGTAGACCCGACCGACGACGCCCCGCTTCTCGACGACCTGTTCGACCCCGACGCGCCCTCCGAGGCCGACGACGGTACGCTCATGGACGTGTTCCTTCCCAACAACAAGGAGTAGACAATGGAACGCCGATTTCTCTCCGTGACCGCCTGCCCCGTCCGCCTCGAAGAGCGCGGCAGCGACCCGCCGTTCGTCGTGGGCTACGCCGCCGTATTCCACGACGACGCCGACCCCGGCACGGAATACCAGCTGTACGACGACTTGCGCGAGCGCGTCATGCCCGGCTGCTTCGACCGCAGCCTCAAGGAAGACGACTGCCGCGGCCTGTTGAACCACTCCCCGGACCAGCTGCTCGGCCGTATGGGGGCTGGCACGCTCAAGCTCAGCTGCGACGCCAAGGGGCTGCGCTACCAGATCCAGCCGCCTGACACCCAGGCGGGCCGGGACGTGTGCGCCCTCATCCGCCGCGGCGACCTGACCGGCTCGAGCTTCAGCTTCCAGGCCCGCGCCGTAAGCCATATCCGGCAGAAGGACGGAACGGCGGTGCGCGAGCTGCGCGACGTGCAGGTTTTCGACGTGGGCCCGGTGACGTTCCCAGCCTACGCCTCCACGTCCGTGGGGATGCGTGCCGTGGGCGGCGACGAAGACGCCCGCAAGGCGTTCGAGGCGTGGCGAGAAGAGGAGAGTCGGCGCCGTGGCATGAAGACGCGGGTCGAAGTCAATGCCCGGTGCGCGGCGCTGGGGTTGTGACGATACGCGGAATGTGTTTGTCCGTTGTACGACTTTCTGGACGGGCGTCGGGGGACTTGTTCTATTCAAAGGACTTCGGACGTTCGGCCTACAGAGAAGAGGGGCGTTCCAATGGCGATTTCGGCGAAAGAGTTGCGGGAGAAGCGCGAACCTTCCCGCCAGCGCATCTGCCAGATGCGCGATCTCATCACCGACCAGCATCTGGATTTCACGCCGGAAGAGCGGTCGGAATGGGAGACGGTCAACAAGATCTACGACGGCCTGACTTCGCAGATCGCCGTCGCGGAGCGGGGCGAGGCGGTCGAGGCCGAGTCGCGCCGCGTCGCCGACAACCCGGCCCTGGTTGACTACAACGGCCGCAAGGCCGGCAAGAAGCGGACGGCCGAGGAAAAGACGGAACGCAAACAAAAACGCGACGTCGCTCGTCGCGGCTGGAACGCCGGCCACATCAAGGAAGAGCAAAGGGCGCTGGCCTTGCAAGGCTGGATGCGCGTCCAAGGCGGTCAGGCGCCCAAGCGCGATCACGAGGACGCGGCCCGCGTTTGCGGCGTCAACCTCCGCGCCAAATACCTCGACATGCACCTGCGCGAGACGCGTGACTACCGCACGATCCAGCAGCGGGCGCAGGCCGTGAACGTCAACACGGCCGGCGGCTACACTGTCCCGGAGGGGTTCGTCCAGAACCTGGAAATCGCCCTCCTGGCATACTGCAACGTGCGGGCCTTCGCGGACGTGATGAGGACTGAAAGCGGACAAGACCTGCCGTGGCCGACCGTGAACGACACCGCCCAGAAAGGCCGGCGAATCGTCGAGAACGCCGTGGTCCAGGAGCAAGACGTCCTTTTCGGCCAGACCGTCCTTCACGCCTACAAATACACGTCCGGCCTCGTGCAAGTCCCCGTCGAGTTGATGGAAGATTCGGCGTTCGATCTGTCCGAAACGCTGGGCGACCTGCTCGGCATCCGCATCGGCCGTATCCAAGCCGACGAGTTTACTTTTGGCACCGGCGGCAATACGCAGCCCCAGGGCTACGTCACGGGCGCGAGTCAGGGAATCCAGGCGGCCAGCTCCACGTCGCTCGCGGCCGACGACCTCTACAAGCTCAAGCACAGCGTCGATCCCGCATACCGAAGTATGCCCGGCGTGGGTTGGACGTTCCACGATCAGATCCTCCTGGCCATCAAGCTGCTCAAGGACGGCATGGGCCGCTACCTCTGGCAGTCCGGCCTCTCCGGCGGCAAGCCCGACACCATCGATGGCGACGGCTACTTCATCAACCAGTCCCAGGCGTCCGTCATCGTCTCCGGCGCCAAGACGGTAGTGTACGGGGCCTTGAAGAAGTACAAGATCCGCGACGTTTCGCAGATCCGGATGCGCCGCCTGGTCGAGCGGTACGCCGACGCCGACCAGGAGGGCTTCGTGATGTTCATGCGCTCGGACGGCCAGCTGCTCGACGCCGGGACGCACCCGCTGAAATATTTGGTTCACTGATTCACCCGATCCACCAAGAGGTTGTCCGATGGCCGTACCGACCAAAGACGCCCGAGTTTCCGTGATGGCCAAGTGTTCATTCGGCGCCCCCGGCTTCTGCTGCGAGAAGGGCGACGCGATCGAGGTCCCGCTGGCCGACGCCCGCCGCATGATCCAGCGCGGCCTGGCCGCGGAGTTGAAGGATTCGCCGCTGCCCCGCGCGTCCGATGACGACGCGGAGGCGGCCCGCGTCGTCGAGGTCGAAACCGTCGAGGTGACGGGCCAAAACATGGCGCGCGTCCGCCCCGTGAAGAGGAAGTGACGGCCCCTATTGTGGCCCGCGTCCGCCCCCGTGAAGAGGAGTCGATGTAATGTCCCTCGCCAACATGCTGACCGATACCAAAGAGGTCGTACTGTCGAGCGGCGCCGCCGCCGCGGAGACGACGATCACCAGCGCCGCCGTCAACATGACCGGCTACGACGCGGTCAAGTTCACGGTGGTGCTCGGCACTGTCACGGCCGGGGCCGTGATGGGCCTCCAGGCCGAGGACTGCGCGACCATCGGCGGCGCGTACGCCAACTGCGGCGCGCCGCTGTCGGTGACCGACGTAGGCGGCGCGACCACGGGCCAGAGCCTCCTCCTCGACGTGGTTTGGCCCGGGCAGCAGTTCGTCAAGCTGGTGATGACGCGCGGCACGGCGAACGCCCAGGTCGCGTCCATCGTGGCGCAACTCTACCGCGCCAAGAACAAGCCGACGACCCCGGACGCGAGTTGCGCGGGTTCGCTGCTCACCGAGGCGACCGGCTGACCGGCGGGGCCGGACACGGAACAAGGGAGACATTCATATGTCTTACGCGGACCCGATGATCGACACTCCCGTGCAGTTCAAGCAGGGCGGCAAGGCGCTGGCCGTCGGCAACGGCGGCACGCTGGGGGCCGACGCCGGCAGCCTCATCGACTTCAGCGGCGTTCCGGCCGGGTCGACGCTGGATTCCGTTCAGGAGGGATTGACGGCACTCGCCGGCGGAGGCGTGGCGGGCGCCACGCCGATCACGGCGACGATCGCGCGGTTCACGACCGTCGCCACCAACGGCGACAGTGGGGTATTGCCGCCGGCCGTTCCGGGCGTCCAACTCACCGTCATCAACGCCGGCGCCGCCTCGCTGGACGTTTACCCGGCCACCGCCGCCGAGGGAGGCGTAACGGGCGGCGACGCCATCAACGCCCTGGCGCAGGGGGCCGAGTTTTCGATGGCGACGACCAAAGTCACGATGTTTTTCTGCACGAAGCTGGGCCAGTGGCACACGCTGACGACCAGCTAACGGGGGTAGCCGATGCCGTTACAAGCCGGCGATCAGACGTTTGAAACGGTGTGGCCTGGCAACACGACGCCACAGGCCGTGGACGGCACGGGAACCGCCCCGCGCAGTTTATGCGGCTTCGTGTTGCAAAACACGGCGGCCTCGGCCCGCTACGTCCGCCTGTTCAACGCGTCGGGCGCCCCGACGATGGGTACGACCAAGGCCAAGCTGGTGATTCCGCTGGCGGCCGGAGCCGTCTTGACGCTGAACTTGCTGAGGCCGCCCCTGTTCGACCTGGGGCTTTGGGTGGCCGTGACGGCGGGCCAAAGCGACACCGACAACGCGGCCCCCACGTCCGGGGACGTGCTGGTCAACGTGCTGTACCAGTAGCGAGCGAACCATGCCTCGCGGCCTGCAAATCTTGACGCCCCCCGTCGGCGAGCCGGTGTCGCTGTGCGAGGCCAAGCAGTGGGCGCGAATATTCACGCCGGACGACGACGCACTCGTTCAGGGCCTCATCGTGTCGGCCCGGAAGTACGTCGAGGAGACCTACAACCTTTCCCTCGTCAGCAGAACGTACCGGACCACCATCGACCGCTTCCCGAGATATTCAAGCTCCGCCGTATGGCAGTACAACAGCGACGCGATCTGGCAACAGCGCCTGCCGGTAACGCAGCTTTCGGGGCAGTGGTATCCGGACAGGGCCTCCATCCGCCTGACGCGCCCGCCCGCGCAGGCGGTGCTGCAAATAACCTACGCGGACCCGCTGAACATCGGCAACCGGCTAGTGGTGGACCCGTCGGTTTACAACGTGGACGTCACCACCAGTCCCGCCCGCGTGGCCCCGGCCTACGGGCAGATTTGGCCGATCGTGTTGCAGCAGTTGGCGAGCGTGCAGACGGACTACGTCGCGGGCTACGGGCCGGTGACGAATCTAACGGCGGCCGTCGCGGCGGGCGAGCAGACGGTGACGCCGGCCGGCATGTTCGGGATCTACGAGGGCGCGCTGCTGTGCATCGACCGCTGGTTGAACTTGTTCCCGAACCTGCGTGAGACGGTCGCGGTGACGGCGACGACCCCGACGACGTTCACGGCGACCTTCGCCAACGCCCACAACGTCAACGCCACCGTCGAACCGGAGATGCCCGAGTCGGTGCGGACGGCGATCAAGCTGCTGGTCGCGTACTGGTACGAGAATCGGGAACTGGCCCAGCCCGGCGCCTTAAACGCGATCCCGATGGGGGTCGAGTCGCTGTTGTGGGGCGAGACCCCGGCGGAGTACGAATAGGCGGATTGTCATGCGTCCCGTGCAGGCCGGAAAGTACCGCAAGCGACTCCAGTTGCAGGCGCTGCCGGCCGGCCAGGCCAAGGACCCGCAGTGGAACGAGCCGACCTACGGCGATTGGGCGCCGGTCACGGATTACGTCGGGACGCCGATGCCCCCGATGTGGGGGTCGGTCGAACCGCTGTCGGGCAAGGAGTTGGTGTGGGCGAGCGAGGTAGTGGCCGACGCGACGCACCTGGTCAAGGTGCGCTACTACCACGGCCTGACCTCCAGGATGCGCTTCCTCTACGTGGACGACGTGACGGGGGCGACGCGGATCTTGAACATCGAATACGTCAAGGACGTGGAAGAGCGGCACGTTGAATACTGGTGCATTTGCCACGAGGCAGTCTGATGCCATTCACCGTTCGGACGAAAATCAAGGGGCTGAAACCCCTCCTCGACCGTCTCGACGGCCTCAAGCGTTCGACGCAAAAGAGCGTGGTCAAGAAGGCCGTGGACGCCGCCGGCAAGGTGACGTTGGACGCCATCCGGCCGCTGGTCCCGACGGACACCGGCCTGCTCGCCAAGTCGATGGGCCGCAAGGTGACTGTGGGCCGCAAGAGCGGCGTGGCCATCGCCATCGTCGGCCCGCGGCGTGGGTTCAAGGTGACGCGGGCCGAGGACCGAACGTCTCGGACGATGACCGGCTTCGCCATGACCAAGAAGGGCAAGGTCCGCAAGGTGATCCTCCGCCGCGGCGGTTCCCGGTCGCCGGTTGGCATGAACCCCACGCAGTACGGCCACCTGGCCGAGAGCGGCCGCAAGGGCATTCGGGCCAAGGGCAAGGCGCTGGCCGTGCAGGGGATCGGCTTCCGGGCTTCGGTCGGCGCGGCGGCGGGGACGCACTTCATGGAGCGGGGGTTGGCGGCCGCGCGGCCCCGGATCGTGCCGGCGATGGCGGCGGTGCTTCAGGCCGAACTTATCAAGCGGAGGTAAGGGACATGGCGACGGTCAAAGGCGGCGATCCGACGGTGTACGCGGACGCCGGCGAAACGCTGGAGCAGGCGTACGAGGCGGTCGTGGCGCGGCGTCTGCATTTCCTCCATTTCGAGGGGAAGAAGGTCAGGCTGCTGCCCGGCGAAACGGCCGAGGCGCTGGCGGCGCGGTGGGCTGGCGAAAAGGGCGAAGGCGTCAAGCCGTGATCGAACAGGGCGTCATCAACCTGTTGCTCGGCGCCCCGGTCGCTTCCGGCTCGGGACCGACGGGCATACTGCGTTCCACGGCCCAGGCGGCTTTCGTCGCCGCGGTAGGCGAACAGGTCTACCCCGGCAAAGCCCCTCAGAGTTACGGCTACCCCTACGCCGTCGTCGTCAAGATCGGCGCGGACCACAAAAAGCAGATGGGCGGCCGCGCGGGGCTGGCCGGGACCAAGGTCCGCGTGGAAGTGTACCACCAGCTATACGGCACGGCCGAACTGCTCGCCGACTACGCCCGCCAGCTGTTGGACGGCTACAGGGGGGCGCTGGCCAATGGAATGTCCTGCCAAGGGATCTTCCAAGTAGACGACTCGAATCAGTGGGAGCGGCCCGTCCACAGCGACGAGCAGGGCGTGCAGACCGTCGAGATCCATCTGAAGGTGTGGGCGAACGAGACCTGAAAACATCCGGCCGCCGGCGCGACCGAAGATATAGGGGGTGGCAAATGGCGATTCCTGCCGGTCCTTTCATCGGCTTCGGCGCGGACTTCGGTGACAGCGCAACGAACAGTAACTACACGACTGTAGGCCATTTGGTCGACATCGACGGGCCGGACGTTAAGGTCGGCGACGTGAACGTGAGCTACGTCCAAATGGCGAACGCCTGGATGCTGTTTTTGGCCAAGCTGGTCGACGGCGGCACCGTCAAAGTCAAGCTGATTTGGAAGGAGTCGGTCTACGCGCACGTCCTGGGACTGCTGCGGACGCCGTACTTTTTTCAGATCGCCATGCCCGACCTCGGCACGACGGCCACGGTGATTTCCTTCGCGGGGTACTACAGCGCGCTACCGATGACGATCCACATGGAGGACATGGTCGTGTCGGAAGTCGAGATCAAGGTCAGCGGAATCGTGACCATCACCGCCGGGACGTAGCCCTGCGGGCGGCCCAAGGACGTGACGCCGACTCTTACAATCACACTTTAACGGAGGCCACATGGGGCTTTTGACTCGCGGCGAGATCGACAAGGCGGCCGACCTGGAAACCATCGACGTATCGTGTCCCGAATGGGGCGGCGACGTGCGGCTGCGGGCGCTCGACGGCGTGGGCCGCGACCTGTGGACGACCAGCGTCAGCGGCGAGGACCGGGCCGCGAACATGGCCAACATCCGCGCCCGGCTGGTAGCCCTGCACATCGTGGACGGCGACGGCAAGCCGATGTATCCGGGGGCGGAAGGCGCGGCTGCCCTCGGCAAGAAATCGGGCGTCGTTCTCGACCGGCTTTTCGAGGCCGCGAACAAGCTCTCCAAGCTAACCAAGGCGGACGTGGACGCGCTGGAAAAAAACTCCGGCGCCGCCCCGAGCGGCGATTCCTCTTCCGGCTCCGCGGCCACGTCGGCGCTCTCCACCCCGATCAACTCTGTGCTCGACTGACGAGCGCGCAGCTCGCGGAATGGATGGCGTACTACCGAATCGAGCCGTTCGGGCCGCTGCGGTGGGCGCAGCTGGCGGCCACGGTGGTTGTGGCCTGCCTGGCGCCGTGGCGGAAAAAGGGCGCGTCGGCGCTGAAGCCGGCCGACGTATTCCCGGAGTTGGGGGATGGCAGTAAGGCGGGGTTGCCGACGCCGGCCGGTCTGCGGGCCAAGCTGCTGGCGATCTTTGGCGGGCTAGCCAAGCAGATGGCGAGTCGCGGCGGTCTGAAATAAGAGATAGTAGGGCGAGGGCTAATGGCGGACAACATCGGCAACCTGGCCGTCCAGCTCAGCCTTGACGCCATCCTGTTTGTGCAGGGTCTGGACCAGTCCACCAAGGCGGCCAAAGAGTTCGCGGGCAACATCGGCAAGACGTTCGCCGGGATCGGCGCCGGCGTGGCCATCGGCGGCGAGATCTTCGGCGCGGGCAAGGGGGCTTTCGACTGGATCAAGGAAGGCATAGATCAAGTCGCCGACGTGGGCCGCGAGGCGCTAAAGCTGGGGGTCAGCACCGAAAAGCTGTCTACCCTGCAATTCGCCGCGGGCCGGGACGCGGAGGGCTGGGTTCACGCGCTGAAACATCTCGGGAGTGAGCTGGGGGCCGTCGCCCAGGGCGGCGACGAGGCCCGTAAGAAGTTCAAGGCGCTCGGACTGGACGGCGCCGCCCTGGCCGCCGGGGGGATGGACGCGGCGATAAACCAGATTGCCGAACGGTTCAAATCGGTTACGGACGGGGCGCAGCGAGCCCGCATGGCCGAAGAGTTATTCGGGCGGGAGGGCATGGTACTCATCCCGGTGCTCACGCAGGGGGCGGCCGGGTTCGCGGAGGCCGACGCGGCAGCTAAGAGGTTGGGCATGTCCGTGTCCGGCATTGACGCGGCCAAGGCGATGGTCGCGCAGCGGGCGATGGACGATCTCGGAAAGGCGTTCGAGGGGCTTCAGCGCACCGCGGCGATCGAGTTCGCCCCGCTGCTGACCAACATCAGTACGGGCATTACGGACATCATCGCCAAGGCCGGCGGCGGTAGGGAGCTGTTCAAGCAGCTGGCCGGCAACGCCCGGTCGTTCCTCGTCACGATCTTGACCGGCATTGAAAACGTCGTCGTCTACCTGGCCGACAAGGCGCAGCAGATAGCCGCCATTCTGGACGCGGTTGTTCCGAAAAAGCCGGGCGAGAAGTCGGACCTCGGCAAGGGTCTCAGCGCGGGGCTTGATTTCACGATCAAGGGAATGCCTGGCTTAGGCGGTTTCGGTCTGTCGGCCGATTCGATCGGCAAGGCCCTGTTCGGCGACGCGAAGCCGGAAACCTCATGGGGCGACGCGGCCAAGAAGGCAATGGAGGAAACGAAAAAGAGGGTGGCCGGCGGCGGCGAAAACGACCCTGTTAAGAAGTTTTTCGACATGCTGAAGGACCTCGGCAAGCCGGGGGACGCGGACGCCGGGCAGGCAGGCCTGCTCGCCAGCATGGGCGCCCTGGAAACCAAGCTGCACGATCAGATCGCCGGCTTCGGGCTGGTGGGCGAAGCGGCGGAACGTGCGGCCCTGGCTCGCAAGGGGCTGTCGGACGCTCAGCTTTCCGGCGTGGACGCCTCGATCAAAGAGTTAACGGCCCTGCGATCCGTGGATGAAACGGTCGGGACCGGGCTGAACATCTTCGACCAGTCGGCCGACAAGTTCGCCCGGCTGAACGCCCTGTGGGCGCAAGGCGGCGTGTCGATGGACGGCTACCGTCAGGAGGCGGCGAAGCTCAATCGAGAGCTGATGAAAACGGCGGAATCACGGATCGCCGATATCGTCAAAAACGCCGCGTCGCCGCTTGCCAAGTTCAAGTCGCAAATCGAAGAGTTGGACTTGCTCGGGCTGCAAAAGACCAATCCGGCCGCCTACGCCGCGGAACTGGCCAAGGA